ATTGTCACAAATCTTAATACACTTCCAGAACCAATTAAATTAATCAATTCTGAGTTAGTGGCTATTCCCCCAAATATTAAGACTTCTGGAGAAGACTTAATAAAAAGTATAGAAGAAACTGCGGAGGCAATTAGAAAAGCTAAGGAAGGTTTGATACTACCAGCACCTAGTAATTTCACCCCTGCTCCTGTGTGGAATGGGGGAGGGGTTTTACCGCCGCCACCGCCACAGTCGTCTTCAATTCCCAAAGGGTTAACACCACGCGGTCGAGAATTATCTCAATATTTAAACAATCCTCACGTCAAGGCCTTTCTTGATATTATTGCTTACGCAGAAGGTACTGCCAATATGCCAAATAAGGGATATAACACCCTTTTTGGCCATGGACAATTTAGTTCTTTTGCAGACCATCCACGCCAAAGAATTCCGTTTGGATCAACCAGTTCATCGGCATCTGGAAGATACCAGATCATGGATTTTACATGGAATGAAGAAAAAGCAAAATTAGGATTAAAAGATTTTTCTCCTGTCTCTCAAGATTTAGTCGCATTAAGTCGTATTTTAATGAGAGGTGGATTAGACGAGCTTCTTAAGGGAGATATTCGTGGGGCAATTAACGCAACCCGCAAAGAATGGGCATCTTTCCCAGGGGCTAATTACCCAGGGCAAGGCATGAAACGGATGGAAGACCTGTTAAGGGTTTACGATCAGTCTTTACGAAAATACCAACCAAATGCCCCTCGTACTCAATCCGAACTAGACGCACTGCGATATGACGGCAATCCTGCTAACAGCGGAGCATCAAACCGTATTCGACAAATCAGAAGAAATCAAGGCGGTTTACCCACTCCATCAACTTCCACCCCTAACCCTTCTCCATCAGTTCAGCAACAAATCACCAACAGATTACCAAAAAATATTCAATCTGTTTTAGTTCAAGAAGTTGGCGGAAAAACTGTATATTCTAAAAATGCTCAAACACCTCCAGCGTCACCAGCTAGTACAATTAAAGTTATTATTGCTGATTTGATTGCCAAAGAAATAACAAGCGGAAAACTTTCCTTAAAAGATGCTATCGCCATAAAATTGCCTTTGGTTGATCCACACGGACAATTAAAAGCCAATCAAGTTAAAACAGTTGAACAGCTAGTACAGTTAATGCTAGAAAAGTCAGATAATACGGCAACTAATGTTTTAATTGATCGGCTAGGTGGGCTAACCAAAGCTACAGAATTAGCCAGAAAAGAAGGTTATAAAAACACTACTATTTCTAGGTATTTAAATATACCAGGCAGTGGAACTCCAAACATTTCAACAGCACAAGACGTAACGTTAGCTATGCAGTCTTTAATTAAAAATCAAAATCCTGCAAGTCAATTAGCTGAACAATCTCTAAGACAAACAAGAAATTTTAAGTATAATAATGAAATCGGCGGAAAAATTGGAAATAACTCTAAAGTTATTGGTAATGTTGGACTGGTAAACATTAATGGGAAAGAATATATTGTAACTGCTTATGCAAACATTAACGGCAATCAACTAAATAATCGAAAAATAATAACTAATGCTACTAATGCAATTAGCCAATCCATTAAAGACTCCACCCCTAACCCTTCTCCTGCCCGTGTTTTAACAAAAGAAGAAACAAAAGAAGGAAAAGGTGGACCAGAATTTAGTAGTCCTCCACCCATAGCTCAGTTACCGACTTTACCTAATCAAAACCGAGATAATTTCTGGGATGCCGATTTACCACCGGTTCTTAAAGACAATCCGATTAACTTCCAGAGTCCTAATTTGCCTCCCGTTCCCAATCTTCCTACGGGTAATCTTGGCGCAGCGGCTGATCAAATTCGCAACGCTGAAACAGCTAATCAAAACGCTGAGGAGTTTTCAAGACGACTAGAAGAGCAACAAAATCTAAACAAGGCTCTTGACAGATCAATGAAATTTAGACGGCAGCAAGAGGAAGATGCCCGTGCATTAGAACGTACTTTAAGAAATGCTTCCGAAAATGTCGCTGATTTGACTATCAACTCTAAAGGGTATCTGACAGTACAAGAAGAAATTAATAAGAGTGCTACAGAAGTCTCTCGTCAATATCGCTCTCAAATTGAATCACTAGAAGACCAGCGACGGACTTTACTTTTAAATGCTGAGGCTCAACAAAAATACAGCGACGCGATAAAAGAAATCTTAGGAGAATTTCAAAGAAAAGGTATAGCTCTCCCCCCTGAATTTACCAAAGAAATGATAGATAGTATTGACGCTTTAGCTAAACGCGCTGAATTAGCTAAAGAACAGGTAGCAATTCTTGATCAAGCGATTGAACAATTAGGCAAGAATCAGGGAGTAGCCAGCTTAGAAGCATCATTTAGAAAAACCAGAGATACAGTCAGGAGTATTCGTGATCGGTTAAATGATTTAACTATCCAAAGAATGAAGTTAGAGAATCAAGCCCGACCGACTTTATTTGATGATTCTGCTATCCTTGCCGAACGTATTAGCCTACAAAAAGAAAAAGAGGAACTAGAGGATTATTTAGAACCTTACAAAGACTTACCACAATACGCTGAATTTGTGGCTAATATTCGCTCGGAATGGGAAAAACTTGCAGAATTAAGATTAAAACGAGCGGAGTTAAACGCTTCCCCAAATCGTGGCGCAGCTGAAAGCTTTTTCTCTGATATTAGAGAAGGAAAAGGAATAGGATCGGCTTTTAGTAGTCTTGGATTAAATATCATGACAAAATTTGTTGAGGGTATTACTAAGCCCGCTATCGATGCTTTAACTTCTGCTATCGATGGATTTACAAAGCCGATTACTCAGGCATTTGAATCAGTATTTAATGCAATCATCGGTCCAGTAGGTAACTTTTTCACTAATGCCCTCAGTAGCATTTTTAAACCAGTAGGTAACATCTTTTCCTCTATCTTTGGGGGCGGTGGCGGAGGTGGCTTATTTAATGGCTTACTTAGCGGAATAACAGGGATTTTTAGTGGAGGGATTGGGGGACTTGGTTCGATTGGATCACTTGGTAGTATAGGAGCCTCTAGTTTTGCTTCTGCTCCGGCTTCTGCCTTTTCTCTAGGTACAGGATTCAGCTTATTTAGTGATGGCGGGAAAGTTGGAGATGCCAATGTTCCGATAGAGAAAAATATCATTTCAGCTTTTCAGCGCGAACGAGCAATGTCGGGAGGCCGAAAACCTCGCTTGATCGTAGCTAATGAAGACGAATTGGTTCTTAACCCTAAAGAAACAGAAGCATATCTAGACTACAGAAATAATGCTCCTATTAAGAACTATGCTAATGGGGGATTTGTCGGGGGTAAGCCTAATTACTCCACAACTTCAAATAACAATAGCTCTAATCAGTCTTTGGTAATTAATAACACCAATAATGTGACTGTAGAATCACGGAATGATATGGGTTATAGTTTGAATCAATTGAAAGAACGGGAAAATACACAAAATGAACGAACTAAAAAACGATTCTTTGGGTAATCAAATTGTTACCGAAGCTCTTGAATGGCTCGGTACTCCTTGGTTTCATGGTCAATCGCTTAAAGGGATTGGAACCGATTGTGTAGGATTTATCGCTGGCGTAGGGATTGAAGTCGGATTCTTGCCCCATGATTTCATTATTGAAAACTACGAACGGATTCCCCGGAACAATTTCTTAGTGAGATTTATCGAGGGTATCTTGACAAGAGTAGAAGGTAGTCCAGATAAAGGAGATATTTTAGTCTTCCGTAAATCAGGTATAAATGGTCATGTGGGGATTTATCTGGGAGATGGGGAGTATATTCATGCTGACTCAATAAATGGCGTGATGAAGACCTATATTCATGAATACCCGCCTGCACTAATTTATCGAGTACCTACTTTAGGAGTGGTAAAATAATAGAAAGCTACCTTAATCCCGATGAAAAAGATTATTTTAAGTTTATTGTTTTTGGGAGTGTTGCCTACCGTGGCACTGTCCCTCGATAATCAGACTCAAGAGATACTTGAGAAAAGAACTTGTCAGTATCTTAAGTCTGGACTGACACTAGGGGAAACCACATCGGCGATCAGTTCTGCCGTTTTTCCGTACGCAACAGCAAGAGTAGGGACGGGGACAGGATCAGGATCAGAAATACTGTATATTTTGCGCGATGAAATTGTGAGAGGTCAAACAGAAGCAATCCTTGAAAACGCTAAAAAAAGATGTCCAGAGTTTTTTCCTCGTAACTAAGAGGCGATACCGTGGGAAGTTAGATTGTTTATCAGTAATTTTACGCGCATAAACAGATTCAGCTATGAGCCAAGTTATGAGCCTTTATGAGCCAAGTTATGAGCCTTTATGAGCCAAGTTATGAGCCTTCTGCTGACGAGTTACAAAATTATAGTATCACAGAATGATTGTCTTGTCCTTGATTCTCGTTTGATTGCTGGTGAGTTGGGGATTGAACACTGCGCCTTGCGTCAAACCATAGAAAAATACATTAACGAGATTCAAGAGTTTGGAGTTGTCGCATTTCAAATGTCGAAACCGCTAGAAGGCTCTAGCGGCGGTCGTCCTGAGCGTTACTGCTACCTGAATGAAGAGCAAGCAACTTTAGTGCCGGTCTGTGAACTGGCACTTTTTGTGTTAGCTATCCCGACAACACCCTTGATTAGTTATCGGGTAAACTTCTAATCAATTCCCGGATTACCTCGGTTATTGACCGCTTTTGGGCTTTACAGTAGTTTTTTAGCTTTTTCTCTTCTGATTCTGATGTACGGACGTTAAGAGGATAATAATTTTTACTTGACATTTCTAGTAGGCTTATGGTAGATTTAAGTTAGTCAAATATAGTTTAGCACCTTTTTCTACTATAAGTTATGTTTAATCCCCGATCTGATTATGTTAAATTTACCGCTTGGACTAACTTAGATAGTTGCAATATATCGCAAGAAAGATTGCTTACAAAAGAGATTTTGATCGCAATTACTTCTGAATTAGCCAAAAAATCTGGTAAATTTGACGATACTAGCTATTGTTCTGTTTTAGTTGCCCCAGAGATTTTTGAAAAATTTATCATCACTAAAACAGAATTAAATTATACGGTTCAGATTGTTGACGTGCCAAGACTATTATACTGTTGGGAAGCTTTAGGTTTTTCCTTTCATATTGATACTACTACCTTTAACTTTTACAAAAGTTGGGTTATAGATTCCGATGTGGGAACTGGTATCCCAAAAAATCTTTAGACTTCTTACTTGACATTTCTAGCAGAGTTATGGTAGATTTAAATAAGAATAAAGGAAGGTCGATCCATGAAAGTCAAAAAAAGTAAAGTTAAGCGTAAAGTAGATGAGTATCAAATTCAAAAAACGCCTAGTTCTAAAGATGGGCATCTAGGGGTTAGTATCGTAAAAAAGACTCCTAAGAAAAAAGAAGAAAAATCTCCTATGGAAGTCTTGGAATTTAAGATACATCCTGCTAAAGAACAAATCACAGAGATTGATCGTTCTTTAGCGGCGTGTAAGTTACTGTGGAATCTTTCGATCACACTTAAGGAAGAATCAAAACAAAGATATTATCGCAAGAAACATAAATTTGATGAGTTTAGCCCTGAAATATGGGAATTAAGTTATTCTGGGGATTATGACGAAAAAGAGTTTAAAGCCCTTAAAGATAAAGAAAAAGAACTTTTAATTGGCAATCCTTGCTGTAAAATCGCCTATTTTAAAAAGACAAGCAACGGAAAAGAATATACTCCCTTATATGCTATTCCTATCCGTCGTTTTATGAATGCCGAAAATATTGACAAGGATGCTATTAATTATCTCAATAGGGAGAAACTTGCTTTTTACTTTCGAGAAGATACGGCAAAATTTATCGGTGAAATTGAAACAGAGTTTAAAAAAGGCTTTTTTAGAAGTGTGATTAAACCTGCTTATGATGCCGCTAAAAAAGGTATCCGTGGGATTCCTAAGTTTAAAGGAAGACGGGATAAGGTAGAGACTCTTGTTAACGGTCAACCTGAAACTATAAAGATTGAATCTAATGGAGTTATTGTTTCCTCAAAGATAGGATTACTGAAAGTACGGGGGATTGACCGACTACAAGGGAAAGCTCCCCGAATGGCTAAAATTACTCGTAAAGCGACAGGATATTATCTACAGCTAACTATCGAAACTGACGACACGATCTATAAAGAATCCGATAAATGTGTTGGTTTAGATATGGGTGCTGTGGCAATATTTACCGATGACTTAGGGAGACAATCAGAAGCTAAACGCTACGCAAAAATTCAGAAAAAGCGACTTAACCGATTGCAACGTCAAGCTTCTAGACAAAAAGATGGCTCTAATAATCAGCGTAAAACCTACGCTAAACTCGCTCGTGTTCACGAGAAAATTGCTCGTCAGCGAAAAGGGAGAAATGCTCAATTAGCCCATAAAATAACCAGCGAATATCAATCAGTTATTTTAGAAGATTTAAAACTAAAAAACATGACAGCCGCCGCAAAACCTAAAGAAAAGGAAGACGGCAATGGCTATAAACAGAATGGTAAAAAAAGAAAGTCTGGATTAAATAAGGCATTACTTGATAATGCTATTGGACAACTTCGCACATTTATTGAAAATAAAGCTAACAAACGTGGCAGAAAAGTGATTCGTGTTAATCCTAAATATACCTCGCAAACTTGCTTCAATTGTGGTAATATTGATAAAGCTAACCGCGTTAGTCAATCAAAGTTTAAATGCACTAGCTGTGGCTATGAAGCCCACGCCGATCAGAATGCCGCCGCAAATATTCTGATTCGTGGACTGCAAGATGAGTTTTTAAGAGCGATTGGCTCTTTAATCAAGTTTCCTGTCTCTATGATTGGAAAATACCTCGGTTTAGCGAGGGAATTCACGCCTGATTTTGATGCAAATCAAGAGTCTATCGGGGATGCGCCGATAGAGAATGCCGAACACTCGTTTAGTAAGCAGATGAAGCAGGAAGGGAATCGCACTCCCACTCAGCCCGAGAATGGCTCGCAATCCCTTATTTTTTCTTCCGCCCCACCTCAGCCGTGCGAGGATAGCCACAGCATAAATAACCCGAAAGCCTTACCCAATAAGGCATCTAAGCGAAGTTCTAAAAAATCACGGGGCGCAATCCCCGAAAACCCCGACCAGCTTACGATCTGGGATTTACTAGCCTGATTTTTTGGAATGAGCAGAACCTTGAAAACTGAATTTTAGCGAATGGGGCGCAATCCTTACCTGAAACCCTTTTACGTCAAGGGCTAAAGGAAGATGCGAAGCAATTAAGCTTAAGCCTTATTAGGGGTTGAAACATGGGGATGAAATGCCCAATCTGCTTGATTGGCGCGAAGCAATTAAGCTTAAGCCTTATTAGGGGTTGAAACAAGTTGCTGTGAATTCTGTCATTATTTTGTCTCCTAGAAGCAATTAAGCTTAAGCCTTATTAGGGGTTGAAACCAATGCGAAGTATTCCAGTAAATTCTTTAAGTTTTGAAGCAATTAAGCTTAAGCCTTATTAGGGGTTGAAACGTTTTCTATCGAGATATTGGCATACAAATCATCAAGAAGCAATTAAGCTTAAGCCTTATTAGGGGTTGAAACGATGAAGACGACTGGGAAGCATTTAAGCAGTGGTGAAGCAATTAAGCTTAAGCCTTATTAGGGGTTGAAACTATTTTCAATATCGATAAGCTTCTCTGGTGTTTTGGAAACAATTAAGCTTAAGCCTTATTAGGAATTGAAACAAGGGAGAGAAGCTGTGTGCTTATCGGAAGCAATTAACCTTAAGCCTTATTAGAGATTGAAACTTGCTATAATCGTTATACATTTTTAATCTCCTTTTGAAACAATTAAGCTTAAACCTTACTAAAATTAAACTAAATATTAAACCCGAAAAAAACAATGAATCAAACACAACTAGATAAAAAGATTAGTCAATTTTTAAGGAAAAAATTAACCAAAGCGGAACTAAAAGAAATGGAAATAAAACCACGTTCTTTAATCTTAACAATACGCAATTTTGTCGAGAGGTATCTACTTATCATTTTAGATAGTATTTTTGTTGATGTCCCTCGTGGATGGGATAACTTTTTTGAAAGTTTTCGTTTTTGGCAAAAGCTAATACTTAAAAGAAATAAATCTCTGCTAGTAATTTATTTCTGGGAAACTATTAATAATTATAAAGAATAAATAATGAATCACGAAATTTATCTTATTGGAATACCAACTTTATTACTAGGATTTCTCTTGGGAACATGGTTAGCCTATTTCTCGTGGGCTGACACTCGAAACAAAAAACTTGGTATAGACTTTAAATACCGGTACAAAAAGCCGATTAGTGCTAAGGAATTTGCCATAGAAAACTGTACTTCTTTAAAACAATCTAAAAGATTCCTTGACAATAAACTTTTAGAGTTTGGGGGAATAGTAGTTTCCCAAAATGGTGACAGTGAATATCATTTTGATATATCAAGATTTCTTATTGAAGAACAAGACAATGGAAAAATACACTTTGACTAAAATAGAACAAGATGGGAGTGCTAAAACTTTCATCTATGAACCAAGTGACACAAAACCCACTGAAAAAGAACTTAAGGATAAATTAGTAGAAATCTTAATGAAAATCAAAACACTGACATCGGAAAAAGTAAATTTAATTTATTTTCTTATCAAAGTTATAGACAAATAACTTTAATTGTGGTAAAGTAATATAAAACACCTAAAAAGATTAAACTAAAATGAAGTCTAAAAAACAGAAAAAACCTTATTTATTAGTGGCTGTAAATTTAATTATTTTTACCTGTATATTTACTGCCATAAGACTTAATAACTTACAGCTAACATGGTCGGAGTTGTTTCTCCGGTTTTGGTATATTTGGCTTTGGGTTGCAGTTTGTTTAGGATTAACTTTTGAAAAGTTAAATGTAAAATAAGTGGTAGGATTTAAATAAAGTCAAGACTATTAAGACATGAAAAAGACTAAACAAATAAACTATTACCTTTTAATTTGTCATGAGTTTTAATACTTGTATAATTTTCGGTATTAGATTCATTCATTCACATTTAACAGAAACAGAATTGGTTTTTAAATTTTGGTATGTTTGGCTTTTTGTGTAACTAGCATAGTAATAACTTTAAAATCTATTGAAGGTCAAAAATGAAAATAAAACCGATAACCTTAATCTTGAATTTGTTTTTAATTTCTGTGTGGGGATTTATGTTAATCACCAAAGGGTTGTTTTACACTTTGTCTTTTGGTTTTTATTTTTATGTTTGTAAAAAACTTTATAAACCTATCGACAGCTATTTACCTATTATTTGGACTACCTTTAGAGAAGATGTTCCTTTTGGATGGTATAATTTTTTTGAGAATTTTCGTCTTTGGCGAAAATTAATAGCTAAAAAAAAATATACAATTGATAAATTTTTGGAAAGATTCCTTTTGGTGTAATCTTAATTTTTACAGAGAATAAATCTAATATAGTTAATCTGTAACAAATTATTAAACTTTCCTAATATCTTGATAGCAAACAATATGCCCTTTATGTTTCCATTTAATTCTTGTCATTCTTGCTCTATTCAAGACAGTGAGTCAGTAAAACCTGTTGAAAACTATCCTCAACAGCATCAAGGACTTTTCAGTGATATTAATAAAAACCGTCAAACTCAAAAAGGATTAGAAGATTATTTAGAAACCTTTCTAAATATTTGGAATCGAGAATTAGAGCCTGATGGTGAATTTAGTTGGCAGATTATTCGTTTTCAGTTTAAAGAAACAAAAAGTTTTATGTTAGCTGTTGTTTTCTCCACACAAGAGTATGGAG